AAAGTAGTAAAGTGGTGCCCTGGCTTACAAAGTCAGGGCATTTTTGATAAACGTTCTCAAAAGGAATATGTATGAAATATAGATTAGCAATTCTTGCTACGGTAATAGGTGTGATGGCAATGTCTGGATTGGTGTATTCTGCCAAGAAAGAACATAGAAGTTATGAATTAGAAAAAGCAGTTCGCCTGCAAACTTTATCAAACATGGCATTAAATAATGAAAATTATGAACTTGCCTGCAAAGCACAACAGGAAGTAACTGATTCTCTCACTCGTGCCGGAGTAATAGATGTAATAGAACAAGCAGATGTTGTTGAAAGCCAAATATGTTCATGGGCATGGACAACATCATTATCGGCTTCTAACTAATGGCAAACTACTTTCAAACAGGGTTTACCGCATTGCAGGAGTTGGCAAAAATGAAAGAAATTAAAGTAATAGAGGTTCCCGATCCGTCCGAAGGACAGCAATCAATCAGCCAGGATGGCAGAGAGTGCGTGTTCCACAGGGGAAGATGGATAACCAAGGAAGAATATGATCGAGGAGTTTATATTAGATTGGCAGATCAAGGTGACTGCGTTTAGGAGATTAAGATGGATAAGGCACCACAACCTAGTCCAGTAGGACTTGTAGTTGTCCTAGTTGTTTTTGCGTTTTTAATTTGGCACGGACCATTTGAAGAACGCTGGGGCAAAGAACCACAACCACATGATGCAATACAGCACGGTAGCATAGACTGCATGAAAGATTTGAAACATCTTACACCAACACAGATTGACATATGCATAGAAATACAATCATTTAGCAAAGGCTCCGATTATGAATAATTTACAAAGAGTTGGAATAATACTCTTAGTAGGATGCTTGGTGCTTTTTTTCCTATCAGGCTGTGCTGGGTATGATGTTGTTTACGAACGGGGAGAAGCATACGAACCCGTGGTACTAGCCGGAGTTTGCGGTGGTCCGGCAACAGACTGGCCCTGTTTGGAAGAAACACCCTGCTCTGTAATCTAATTTGGCATTAAAAACTCAGATTATTTAGAAAAATCTGCTTGACAATATAAATAAAAGAGCACATAATACATATTGTGCATTAGGCATAAATGACATTTTTTATTAGGCAAACAAAGGAGGCTACAAAATGGCATCATTAGCAGAAATCCGCGCAAAACTAGCGGAACAGCAAAATCGCTCATCTGGTAATTCTACTGGAGGCGGAGACAACGCAATTTACCCACATTGGAATATGCAAGAAGGCAAGGAAGCCGTGGTAAGATTCTTACCAGACGGTAACAGTGCTAACACATTCTTTTGGGTTGAACGTGCGATGATCAAATTACCTTTCGCAGGTATCAAAGGCGAATCAGACAACCGTTCTGTACAAGTACAGGTTCCATGTGTGGAAATGTATAACGACGGATCAGTATGTCCGATTCTAAGCGAAGTTCGTCCTTGGTTTAAAGATAAATCTTTAGAAGACATGGGTCGTAAATATTGGAAGAAGCGTTCGTATATTTTCCAAGGCTTTGTGGTAGATGATCCTCTTAATGAGGATTCAACTCCAGATAATCCTATCCGTAGGTTTATCATTGGACCACAAATTTTCCAAATCATCAAGGGTGCGTTAATGGATCCTGAGTTGGAAGAATTGCCAACAGATTTTATGAAGGGTGTTGACTTCCGTATTAAGAAAACATCCAAGGGTGGTTATGCTGACTACTCAACATCACAATGGTCACGTAGAGAACGTGCTTTGAGTGATGAAGAAAAGGCAGCAGTTGACTCACACGGATTGTTTAATCTAAATGACTTCTTACCTAAGAAGCCTTCAGAAGTTGAACTTCAAGTGATGAAGGAAATGTTCGAAGCGTCAGTTGACGGAGAAGCATACGATATGGACAAATGGGGACAATACTTTAAGCCAGCCGGTATGGGCCAGGCTACAGGTGATCCTAACAAGTCCAAATCAACTCCGGCACAATCATCAACTCCGGTAACCGAAGCGGCACCTGCTCCAGCAGCAGAGGCAGCACCTGCTCCAGCAGCAGAAGCGGCACCAGCACAAGGTGGTGACAGTGCTAACAGGGCTCAGGACATTCTAGCAATGATCCGTAGTCGACAGCAATAAAGAGTTTGGGTGTGAGCCCATTATGGGCTCACATTCATTTCAACAAGGAAAAGGACATTATGGCAAAAGCATTTGATATTTCTAAATTTAGAAAAAGTCTGACAAAGAGCATTGACGGACTAGGTATTGGATTTAACGATCCTACTGATTGGGTTTCAACTGGAAACCTTGCTCTAAACTATTTGATTAGTGGTGACTTCCACAAGGGAGTTCCGCTAGGTAAGGTTACTGTGTTCGCAGGAGAATCCGGTTCAGGTAAATCTTATTTTTGTTCAGCAAACATTGTAAAGGCAGCACAGGAACAAGGAATTTTTGTAGTATTGATTGATTCAGAAAATGCACTTGATGAAAAGTGGTTGCAGGCTTTGAATGTTGACACATCAGAAGAAAAACTACTTAAACTTAACATGTCAATGATTGATGATGTTGCTAAGACTGTATCCGAGTTTATGAAGGAATACAGAGAAATGGCAGAAGAAGAACGACCTAAAGTGTTGTTTGTTATTGACTCGTTGGGTATGTTACTAACACCAACTGATGTTGATCAGTTTCAAAAGGGTGATATGAAGGGTGATATGGGCCGTAAGCCTAAGGCACTAACAGCACTCGTTCGTAATACGGTTAACATGATTGGTAGTTACAATGTAGGTATGGTATGTACTAACCACACTTATGCATCACAGGATATGTTTGACCCGGATGATAAGATCAGTGGTGGACAAGGATTTATCTACGCTTCATCTATCGTGGTAGCAATGCGTAAGTTGAAACTTAAAGAAGATGAAGATGGTAACAAAGTAAGCGATGTGCGTGGTATTAGAGCCGCTTGTAAGGTAATGAAAACACGTTACGCAAAACCATTTGAATCAGTCCAGGTTAAGATTCCATATGAAACAGGAATGGATCCTTACAGTGGATTGGTTGATCTTTTCGAAGCGAAGGGTTTACTCAAGAAAGATGGCAATCGACTTAAATACACTGACCTTAACGGTGAAACGCATTTGGAATATCGAAAAGCGTGGGTTGGTGAAAAGTTAGATATGATTATCAAAGATATTGCCAACAAGCCTGACATTGCAGATGCAGAAGAATCCGTTGAGGAGGTAGAAGCAGAATCTGTCAATGGAGAGTAAAAATATGAATCAGGATCTACTTGCTGATATATGGAACGTGTTAGGCGAACGCATTCTTGATAAGGATAAGCAGGAGGCCGCATCGGAGTACATAACTACATTGCTTGACTACGGAATTTCCGAATCAACACTCGAAGGTATGCTTGGTATTGATACGTACCTCGATACTGCAATCGAGTATGCGATAGAAGATGAACCCGGTGATAATGACGAATGGGACGAATAATTAAATGAATTGGTACGATAGAGTTTCTAAGGATATTTCAACTATACCAGATGCTGTAAAGTATTTTGAAGGCGAACTAATAGAAGCCAAAAAAGAAACGAACATCAGAGGTAGAATTGAAATGGCGGCGGCAACAATGCCAGCAACTGTTGAAACTCGTTTTAGCCAACTTCAAGAAATTGAAGCGATCCTAGAATATCTTAACATCGAGCTTCGTCGTTTACGAGCAAGTCACTTTAGAAAGTATGTTGAAAACTATCAACGTGCATTAAGTTCTAGAGATGCCGAGAAGTTTGTAGATGGCGAAGCAGATGTTGTTGATTTTGAAAAGATTATTAATGAATTTGCCCTATTACGTAATAAATGGTTGGGCATTATTAAGGGTCTAGACATTAAGCAATGGCAGTTATCAAATATCGTAAAATTGAGAACTGCTGGACTAGATGACGCAACACTTTAACATGTTTTGGAAGAAAAAAACAAAAGCAAGATTTGTAAATTTACTTCCAGGTGTTGAAGTTTCTCATCCTGTAATAAAATCACAAGACTATCCTTTCGAATGGTTTAAAAAATCTGCAATTGATTATAAGACAGTTGCAAACAACTCACAACCAGACGAATATCTTTTTGGTGGTACCAGCAGATGTCCAGGCATCGGACAACTGTTTAAAAAAGGTTTTATAATTACAGCACCTATCGATTTTGTAATCGAAACAAACAAAGAAAATAAAAAAGGATTTGACTGGTCTTGTCCAATAGATATGAAACAATATGGACTTCCTGACGTTTATGTTGGATCTCATTCTGCGGATCAGTTATCAAAATTCTTACCATTTAGAGAAGACACTTTAGAATGTTTAGTTAAGATACAAACTGGCTGGAGAATATCAAGCACAGAGGACATTGTTTTCTTGCAGATGCCAATACCATATCCCGATCATAATATTTTCACTGCCGCACATGGAATTATAGATTGCAATACACAGATAGAAATTAATGTTCAATTGTTTTGGCACAAACTAAATGATAAAGTTCTAATTAAAGCAGGAACACCGTTATGCCAATTGATTCCAATTAATAGAAATCTAGATGTTGATTTAATTGTTGAAGAAGCAAATGATAAAGATAAGTATGTTTCTACAGCATGGAGTTATCTTGCACACAAGGAATTTAGGAGAGATATGAAATCTTTTCTTGAATCAACAAAGAAATTATTGAATAGGTTATAATGCAAAAGAACTTAGACAACTATGTAATGGTTTTGCAAAATCGAGTATCTTCTGATATTTGTAACGAGACCATTAACGACATTCCTAATCTTAACGCAAAAAAGGCAACCTTTCTAAATTATCAAGGCGAACAAAAGGTTAATCCCGGAGAAGAAGAACGATACGAAATACAAGGTTCAGATGCAGTTCCAATTAAAACTAGAGAAGCATTGATGCAAATTATTTGGAACGGAGTTAATGATTATTATAACCATTATAATTTTGATTGGCATAAAAGTTGGAATGGATTTACGGTTCCAAAGTATAATATCTATAACGAGTCGTCTTTAATGACTGAGCATATTGATCATATACATGCATGCTTCGACGGCGATATAAAAGGAATTCCTACATTAAGTGTAGTAGGATTGCTTAATGATGACTTTGACGGTGGTGATTTTGTAATGTTTACAGATACTAAGATACCACTATCCAAGGGAGACCTACTAATCTTTCCTAGTTTGTTTTTATATCCCCATCGAGTAGATACAATTACTAGAGGAACAAGATATTCTTTTGTTTCTTGGGTTTATTAATTCGTCCATAATATATTTTCATAATTATCTGACCATATAAATACTAGCATGAAAATAGTGTTAGTTACCGGCGGATTTGATCCTATACATTCAGGACATATTTCTTATTTTAAAGCCGCCAAAAATCTTGGTAATCAATTAATAGTGGGCATTAATTCAGATGAGTGGCTACGACGCAAAAAAGGCAGAGAATTTATGCCTTGGCAAGAACGTGCTGCTATCATTGAAGCACTCGGGTGCGTTGATCGTGTAATTAATTTTAACGACGATGACGGAAGTGCTACTGATGCTATACGTAAAACAAGAGAGTTATTTCCAAAAGCAGAAATTATATTTGCCAACGGCGGAGATAGACAAGCAGACAACATTCCAGAACTGTTTGACGACAACACAGGCGAATTAACATTTGTCTACGGTGTAGGCGGAGAAGATAAAAAGAATTCAAGCAGTTGGATCCTAGAAGAATGGAAATCTCCTAAAACTATACGCAATTGGGGTTGGTATAGAGTATTAGATAATCAACCCCATAACGGATTTAAAGTTAAAGAATTAGTAATTGAACCGGGTAAGAGTTTATCAGATCAACGACATTTTAAAAGAAATGAAATGTGGTACGTATTAAAAGGAACTGTTAACATGGTTACCGAATGGGAGGGAAGATCCGAAACTCAAACTTTAAAATCATTAAACAAGGGATATGACATTAAAGTAGGAACTTGGCATAAAGCATCAAATCCTTCCGATAATGAATATTCGCACATTCTAGAAGTTCAGTACGGCGAAGAATGTATAGAAGAGGATATCGAAAGAAGATGAGTAAATGGATTTTTTTAAGTAAAGGAAAAGACGATCCTTACATGAACATGTTTGCTCGAGGCTGTGGCTGTGAACCAGTTGACCCTGATTTATTTGATTATGATTCATCTGAAGATCCTATAGCATTGCGAGGAATATTAAAGAAAAAATTCATGTTTAAATGCTGGTCCGATCAGAGAGATTTCTATTATATGGATACAGGATACTTTGGAAACGAAAGGACACAAAGCAATCCTAATGGCTGGAAGTATTGGCATAGAATAGTTAAAAATAATCTACAACACGGTGACGAAATAATTAAAAGACCTGCTGACAGATTTGAAGCATTTAGAAAAAAGTTTAATCCTTGGAAGAAGGACGGAAGGAAAATATTAATCGCTGCACCCGACGAAAAACCCATGAAGTTCTATGGAATCGAATACGATGATTGGATCAATGAAACAATTACAGAAATTAAAAAACATACCGACAGGCCAGTTGAAGTTAGAAAAAGAAATAAGTTAAGATTAGACAGATTAACCACAGACACATTACAAGATGCATTGGATGATGATGTATTTGCACTCGTAACTTTTAACAGTAATGCAGCAGTAGAGTCTATATTTCATGGCGTTCCAGTATTTGCATTAGCACCTCAATCAGCAGCGGCACCAGTTTCTTTAAAAGATCTATCAAAAATTGAAACTCCATACTATCCGGATAGAGATAAATTATTTGAGTGGGGTTGTCACCTAGCATATGGTCAATTCCATATAAGCGAGTTACAAACAGGTAAAGCCAAAAGGATGTTGGAGGAAAGATGAAAGTATTTGTAGGATACGACACAAGAGAAGATATTGCATATCAAGTATGCAAACACAGTATTATAAGTAAACAGCCAAACGCAGATGTGCGTCCGTTAAAGCAACAAGAACTAAGAGATGCAGGATGGTATACTCGTCCCATTGATAAACTAGGATCTACCGAATTTACATTTACACGTTTTTTAATTCCAGAACTTACAAACTTTGAGGGTTGGGCATTGTTTATGGATTGTGATATGATTCTCACAACAGACATAAAAGAATTGTTTGACCAGGCAGATGACAAGTATGCCGTAATGTGTGTTCAACATGATTACAAAGTACAGGAAGGTTTTAAGATGGATGGACAAAAACAAACTGTGTATCCACGTAAGAATTGGTCAAGCGTAGTATTATGGAACTGTGCCCATCCAAGCAATAAAGTTGTAACTACAGATTTAATTAATAATTCCGAAACAACTGGAAAATATTTACATAGATTTGCTTGGCTTAAAGACGAAGAGATTGGCGAATTAGATCATACATGGAATTATCTAGTAGGTGTATACAACGACATCGAAAAACCCAAACTAATACACTATACCGAAGGCGGACCTTGGTTTGAAAATTATAGAAACGGTGAGTTTTCTCGTTTGTGGAAAGAAGAATTACAGGATATGATGAAGTAATTATGAAGGAATACTCTTTAGAAGAAGCACTGGTAATAGGATCAGGAAATAGACTTACTACTGATACTAATGATACTTCCAAACCCTTGGTTGTAAGAGGAGTTATTAAAAAAGACCATGTGAATAGATGCATCGAAACTGGAAGAGATTTCTATTACATTGATACTGGATATTTGGGAAACTTTCCAAGTAAAGGAAATCCAAGCGGTAAAAAAATATGGCACAGGGTGGTTAAGAACGAAAATCAACACTCAGTTATTAGAAACGTACCAAGCGATCGATGGGAAAAATTAATTAAACAGGATCCTAGATTACAATGGAAGGGCTGGAAAAACTATAACAAAAAAATATTATTAGTAATGCCCAATCCTAAGGCTTGTAAGTATTATAATGTAAATTATGACGAATGGGTTAAAGAAACTGAAAATAAATTAAAAGAATTTAGTAATTTACCTGTGGAAGTTCGAATAAAAGGATCACGCAGTGATCGAAATAATACATATTCGATATACGATGCACTAGATAGTGGGACTGCTATTACTGTGGCATTTAATAGTATAGCAGCATTAGAATCAGTAGCATACGGTGTTCCGGCAATAGTAAGTGTTCCTTGCTGTGCTACACCCATTGCAGAATCCGATATCTCAAATATTTCTAATCCGTTCAAACCTGATTCTAATTTAATAGAAAAACAATGTATGAATTTAGCATACGGACAATTTACCATGGAAGAAATTTTAAATGGCATGGCATACGAACTCACAGAGAAATATTCATGAAACTACTTTTAAACGATAAAGAAATTGCAAATTTTTTACATAGCCTTGTTGATACACATCGAGATGCAAAGAAGCAACCTGTACCTGAGGATAATCTAAACTATGTAAAGCAATTATTCATAGAAAAAGAAGTTGCAAGGAAATTAGATAATAAAAAAGTTTATGTAAAGCCAAAAGACTCTTGGGATGATAACACTAAACAAAAATTCTATAACAAATTAAAAAAAGCAATAACCAAGGACATGGAGAACTATTATTCTTACATGAGAAATTGGTTAAAGGAAAAGAAGAATAGTGACTTTAATACAATACATAAAAACCTTGAAAAAATTATTAATAAAATAGGGTTAGAAACTATATTTGAAAATTATAAAAAAAGCAAATATAAAAATTTTGTTAAGGGAACAGGTTTAAGTTTAGACTCTAACGGAACGTTTATAAGAAGAAAAGATTTTATTTCCTATGATCAGGATTGTTTAATTAGAAATACTGTAGGTAACGAAGAACTTTTAGTTACTAAAATAGATAACAATTATCCGTTCTGGTTTATAGATAGTGGTTATACAAACTTTCTTGAGCCTAACAAAAAATGGCACAGGCTGGTAAGAAACCATTTACATTACGGAGAGTATTTTGATGCGCCAGTATCTAGGTTAGAAAATTTTGTCAAGTTTCCAGTTCCGTGGAGAAAGAACGGTGATACTATATACATCATAGAACCAGGTCCGTTTGCTGCAAGTATTTTTCATTGCGATTTAAAAACTTGGAAGTATGATGTAGAAGCAGAATTAAGGAAGCATACAGATAAGCCTATCAAATTTAGAGAAAAAGCACCTTTAGATCAAAGAACTAATTTATTTAAGGAACTACTTAATGAGGATTACTATTGTGTTATAAGCATTAATTCTAATGCAGCAACTGAAGCAATTTGGGCAGGTATTCCGGCAATTACATTAGGAAAACATATTACTAATCCCATCACAAAAAACAGTCTTTCTGATATCAATGATCTATATTATGGAAAAATTACCGACTGGCTTTGTATGTTAAGTTACAGTCAATTCACAAAAGAAGAATTAATGAACGGAACAGCAAAACGTATTATAGAGAAATATCATGTCAAAATTTAAAGCAGTTGCATACTATGGTGGAATTCCGCCGAATAATAATAATCCAGAAAAACCTTTAATTCTAGATAACTTTCTACAGGGCGTAAGAGCCTCCGGAGATGAAGGAATTGATCACAGAGGTATGAATGCTATTCCTTGTGATGTAGCATTTATACAAGGATTCGTGCATGAGGACGGAAAGAAAGGAGTTCCGCATTTAACTCTAAGACAAAACGCAATTGATATGCAAAAACAAAACGGAAAGCGTTCTTTGATAGTCGATAGTAACTTATTTTTATTTGCAGACCCGGGAAATACAAAAACATATTTAAGATATAGTTTTGATGGAGTTTTCCCTACGACTGGTTTTTACTTTGATACCGATATTGATCCGTTACGATGGAAAAAAATTAGTAATAATTTAGGCCTTTCTCTTAAACCATGGAGAACACAAGGAACTCACATATTAATATGCTGCCAAAGAAACGGTGGATGGAGTATGAAAGGATTATCCGTTAATCAATGGTTACTAGAAACTGTTGCAAAAGTAAGATCTTTTTCTGACAGACCAATTGTTATTCGAGTCCATCCTGGAGATAAAAAATGGCAGAGATGGTTTGATCAAAGCATATTTAAAAAATACAAACACGTTACATTAAGTAAAAATCATATTAGGCAAGATCTTAATAATGCTTGGGCATCAATTGTTTATAACAGTTCTCCTAGTATTGCTAGTGTGATTGATGGAATTCCAACATTTGTTACAGATCCGCAAGTTGATATAAGTCAATCGTTCGGAGTGTGTAATACAAATCTTAAAAGACTCGAGGATCCAAAAATGTTTGAAAGACAGGAATGGATAGAAAAATTATCAATGTGCCATTGGAATTTTGATGAGTTGCGTTCCGGCGAAGCATGGCAGTTTTTTAGAAAGTTTATTTAAACTGTTGCCAATAAGGTTCTGGTCTAGGAACTTTTAAATCATCTCTTTTACTTTTACCTAACTGCTTTCTTCCACCTTTAAGGTGATCTAAGTATGCGCCCCATTCGCAATTTATAAGAGGATGACCTTCACCGCTAGACATACCAGGTCGTGGTCTTAAATCGTGTAAAGATGCTGCCCAGTCATACTGTTTAAGATTAGGAAATCTCTGCCTGACAACATCAAATACAAAACTGTCATGCCATTCAATCATTGAGAATATTCCGCCTTGGCCTTCCGCATCATCGTATACCCTTTGAAATTCTGTTAGAAAGTCTTTGGTGCTTTGTGATTCCATGTTCATAGCATAAAGTCCACACTCTGAATATTTTCCTTTTCTTCCTAAGTAACAAAGTTCCTGTTTACCAGGAAGTAATCCATTTAATTGCTTTGAATTTATAGGACTATGACAAAAAGTGTCTGCATCCATCCACATTAACCACTTTGTATTACATTCTGTTGCACATGAAAAAATGCTATATACCTTGTGTGCAAATCTTATAGCATGCCATTTAAAACCCTTGCCTGAATCTTTTCTTTTACTTCTTATAGGATCGGAACTAACATCTCCGTTGGCCTTAGGAACATTTTTCCATCTCTCTTTAAAAGCAACAAGCTCAGGACTTGCTTGATGAAGATCCTTTACGATTAAATTAGGTGCAGATTCTTGTACCACACAATCTTCGGCATATACATAAAGTTTTACCTCTGCAGGCCAATTTCTTAAAAAGGATTCAATCATCCTTTTTCCGTATTGTTCATATCCTTGTTTATGAAAAGTTGTTACTACAGTTATACTCACTTTAATCTACTCCATTGATGACACCAACCTAGTTGTGCTATTGCTTTATATCCTATCTGATATAACAATTTACTTTCAGTTCTAGGAATTACTTCTTCGCCTTCTATAAAAATATCTGGCTCAACTTTAGTTAATAATGGCGATAGTTGATCCATTATATGTAATTTATCTAAATCTATAAAAATGGCTGTAACGTCTCTTAAATCAAAAGTGCTTTCGATAGTTTTTCTAGAAATTAAATTTCTTGCTTTAGTTTCTATATCAGTTTCATAAACAAATACTGTATTGAACATTCCAAGCAAATTATCAAAGTTTCCGAACCCATTACCGACTACTAGGCAGTCAATTGGAACTTTTTTTACGTTTTTTGATATTCTTTTTTTAAATTTATCCATTGTAAACCATTAAATACTACTATATTTATTGGAGAGAACATGCGGTTCAAACTTTTCAGAGAGCACGGTGCATTAAACAGTCCTGACATTTTCAATGCATTTGAGCAAGGACTCAAGCACACAGGCCACGAAGTTGTTAGCGATAATGAAGATGTAGCAGTGATCTGGTCAGTGCTATGGAACGGACGTATGCTACCTAATAAGTTAATTTTTGAAAATGCTAGAAAGAATAACAAGCCTATTGTAATTATAGAAGTAGGAAATTTAAAGAGAAACATAACATGGAGAATATGTTTAAATCATATACACGGATTAGGAACATTCGGAAACGATAGTAACCTAGATATCGATCGTCCTGCAGACTTAGGAATATATCTTAAAGAAGAAAACAAATATAGATCAAAAAGTATACTAATTGCAACACAGCATTCTAAGAGTTTACAATGGGAAGGCATGCCCTCTACGGATGCTTGGGTGTATTCTGTTGTTGAAAAGATAAGAGAAAAAACTGATCAGACGATAGTTTTACGTCCACATCCCAGATCGCCAATGCCTGGAATAGAACACGAATTCAAAAATGTAATAAGACAAAATCCAATAAAGGTGAATGGTACCTATGATGACTTTGATATACGATACGATTATCATTGTGTAATTAATCATAACAGTGGAGTTCCAATCCATGCTGCTATTGCAGGAACTCCAGTAATATGCGATTCGAGCAGTTTGGCATATCCCGTATCTGACACGTTCGAAAATATTTTAAATCCTGTATTGCCCGATAGGCAGGAATGGCTAGTAAAGGTAGCGCATACCGAGTGGACCGTGGAAGAAATTGCCAAGGGCATCCCCATTAAAAGATTAGAAAATCATATTTTAGCACAACTAAACTCTTGATTTTTGTTAACAGAGAACGTATAATAAGACAATGAAAGAGCCATTCTACATTGAAGATATATTTTTGAAATTTTTCGAAACGATGTCGACGAATAGAATTTTTATGCAGCCTAATGATAGAAGTGCTGCTGTAAGTTTCTATACCAGTCTAAACTCTAACACATTGTTAACAGAGAATCAAGCAAAGTACATACTTAGAATACTAACGAAGTACAGAAACACCTGCCAGCCATATTATGATTTTATAATTCATTTAGAAGAGCCTCAGTGGAAAAATTCTTTTAGAGTTATAGATCAATCAAAAAAAGTTTGGGTTGAAAAGGACGGTAAGGAATTATGGTTATGTTTTAAATTTCCATTTCAACTGAAAGAGTACTTTGATAAAGAAATTGCCTTGCAACAAGGCTGGGGTTCACACACAGGCATGTGGGACAGAGAAAGAAAAATTAGAAAGTTAAAATTTTACGAATACAATCTAATGTCTATATTTGAATTCTGTAAAGAAAAAGAGTTTGAGATCGAAGAATCATTCATGGAAGCATTATCGAACGTCGAAGAAATTTGGCAGAATCAAAAAATTCACCAGAAAAGATCAACAGTTCGAGAGGATCAAGTAATACTAAGGAATGCTCCAGAAGATGCATTAGATTATTTTGAAAAACACAGAGCAAACAAGATATCTGCAGATTTAATATTAGCAAAGAATATGGGATATCTATATGAAGAAATTCCAAACAATATTTTTGAAAAGATTGCAAATGCCAACAGCAATCGTTTTTTTGCTAAGGATATAAAACAATTTTTAGAACTAGCATACGGTGTTCAGGGTAAAATATTAATAATTTTAGAAAGAGGAGAGCGTGCAGAAGATTGGATTAAGCATCTTGCCTATGAAATAGAAAAACACAATTATGATAAGACCGATTTCAGAGTTTGCTTTAGATCAAGCAACAAAGAAAATCCAGATTTTAATAAATGGGTCAATCAAAACGGTTTTGGTGGAAAAATAAAGGACGCAAAGTTCCTAATCTTCCAACAAAAGCCAGCAAAGTGGTTGTTCAAAGACGTAAATGATGTTATAATAGTTGCTACAAATGAATTATTACCAGGTATGAATTCTACAGCAAGGGCGATGTTTAACAATCACCCGTGTGTTGTTTTTATTGGTGAATACAAACCTGTTAAAGATAAGGAAGATATAGTTGAACTGTAAACTTATTATAAAAGACGAAGTAAACATTAAGTTCGAAGGACTTGCTGTCGAGACTAGAAGGAAGATCGCTAATAAATTAAAATACGATCTTCCTTATGCACGACACATGCCGGCTTTTAAACTAGGCCGTTGGGACGGAACTGTGAGTTTCTTTGGTATTGGAGGAAATGGTTTCTTAGCACACCTTGATGTTGCACTTCCTATAGTTGAAAATGATGGATATGATATCGAAGTAATAGATCAACGAGAGCATCACAAATTTGACTTTAATAAAATCGACGAAAACTATTGGGCCGACAAAGGAAAAGTTTGGCCGAAAGGTCACCAACAAGCAGGACAACCTATAGTGCTGCGTGATTATCAATATGACGTTGTTAATCAATTTTTAGAAAATCCACAATCGTTACAGGAGGTTGCAACTGGTGCTGGTAAGACTATTACGACTGCTACCCTTTCGCATTTATGTGAGCCTTATGGCCGCACAATGGTCATTGTACCAAACAAGAGTCTTGTTGTACAAACTGAAGAAGATTACAAAAATTTAGGACTTGATGTAGGAGTTTACTTTGGTGATAGAAAGGAACTAGATCATACCCATACAATTTGTACATGGCAAAGTCTTAACGTTCTTGATAAGAAAAGTTATGATGGCGATAGTTTAACGCTTGCAGAATTTACGGAAGGTGTGAGAGCAATTATAATTGATGAAGTACACCAAGCAAAGGCTGATGTTCTTAAAAAACTACTCACAGTAAACTTTAGAAATGCACCCATACGCTGGGGATTAACAGGAACCGTTCCTAAGGAAAAGTGGGAATTTCAAGGCATACTAGCCAGTATCGGTCCTGTAATTAATAATGTATCAGCACACGACTTACAGGAAAAAGGCGTGTTGGCAAAATTAGATATACAAATTTTACAAACAAAAGATATTGAAGAATTTAGAAGTTACCAAGAAGAATATACTTGGCTTGTTACCGATTCAAAGAGATTAAAGTATATTAGCAATCATATTTCTAGTGTTGCAAAAAACGGTAATACACTTGTACTAGTTAATAGAATCGATACAGGTAATAAACTATTAAAAAATATTCCAGAAGCAACGTTTATCAAAGGCGATGTAAAACTAGACGATAGAAAAGAACAATATGACGAAATTAAAACATCTGACGGAAAGATTATTATTGCTACTTATGGGGTTGCCGCTGTTGGCATTAATATTCCTCGTATTTTTAATTTGGTTCTTATTGAACCCGGAAAAAGTTTTGTCCGTGTTATTCAAAGCATTGGGCGCGGAATAAGAAAAGCAGAAGACAAAGATTTTGTACAAATTTGGGATATTACTTCTACCTGCAAGTATGCAAAAAGGCATCTAACAGAACGAAAACGATTTTATAAAGAAGCAAAGTATCCACATACGGTAACAAAGGTAGATATATGAGTGAAGTTAAAATAGACGATTGGGCAATGCCTAAAATAAAAAATTTTCGTACTTACATTGATATAGGTGCAAGTAACGGAAAAACATCGTTTCCTTACGTTAACAAGTTTAAAAGAATTATTTGTTTTGAACCCAATCCTAAGAGCTTTGTAGAACTTTCTAGTAATGAACGTCTGGAATGTCATAACATTGCATTGGGTGATATTGAGGAAATTAAAACACTGATTGTAAACAGCGAAACACAAAATCCAGAACACGGATCTATTTCTGAAATAAGAAATAAAGACTGGACCGACGGAGAAAAGTTTGAAGTTCAAGTAAAAAGATTAGATGACTATAAGTTTTTTGATGATGTTGATTTTATAAAAATTGACACAGAACAATACGAGCTTAACGTAATTAAAGGTGCTGTAAAAACTTTAAAAAAGAACAGACCAACAATTATGTTTGAAAATAAAAGAAACGAAGCAGATGAAGCAATTATATTTTTGTTAGACTTAGGGTTTACTGTTAAAAAATATAAGAGTGATACAATTGCTTTTTATGAGGACAATAATGAAAGTAATTAATGACGAAAAGTTAGATCTGATAGTAAAGTATACATCAGAAACTAGCGGAACAAGAGAACATTTTCTAAGTGACATCGTTAAAAATAATAATCTTAAACTAGGTGCAGAAATTGGAGTTCGAACAGGAAAAACAACATTTCATATTCTAGACAATAATCCTATGTGCGAAATGTATGCCATAGACAAAGATATTACACAATTTTTTAATGATACGGTTAAGGAGAAATACGGACATAGGTTAAAAACATACGAAACCGATAGTAGAGTATCTCCGGACTTTGTTGCTGATAATAGTTTAGATTTTTTCTTTATAGATGCTTCGCATACTTACAAAAATGTAAGAAAAGATTTAATTGCCTGGATGCCTAAACTAAAACATGATGGTTGGATGATGGGACACGACATAGATTATCCTTCCGTTGAAAAAGCGGTTATGGATGTTATTGGATTTTATGAAGTAGGACCCGATAATGTTTGGATAGCCAGACATGAAAAAACATATCCAGGATTACAGGAGAACCAATGAGAATATTAACATTAGATAACAAGGCCTTTGACCTTAACGAACTGCCGGAAGAAGTTTCTGAAGATGCTAGATTTAGTGTGTTAGATAATTCTGACCCAAAGAATCCAGACTTTTTCTTCCAGCCACTTATATTTTTAGAATCTTTTAATAGTCCGGCTATATTGATGAAGATAGGCGGACACGAAGTTCAAATGCCACTTGATTGGTGCATTCTTGTAGGGGACAGTGATTGTGGAAGCGATCCCGAAGTTCTTCCGCTAACATCTATCAACGAGCGTGGCTTTGAAGCATTTGTAATCAATCCCATAAAAGGATACAGGTGTGAATTCATGCCCGTGGAAATTATTAACATCTACCAGGACGTAAGGTGGTATTTTCCAAAAATGAAGAACGGCCAATTATTAACCATTCCACTTCACGACGAACCTAACCCTCCGTGTGCCTATTTTGTTAAAGAGATAAGCAGACAGTCAGAAGTAGTTGAATTGGCTAACTTACTCTGATAATTACATATAATAACGCCACAGTGCAAGGAAGAAAGGATGACTATGAAAGCAGGTAAAATATGGGGTCAGACCGAACTGATCCACGCAAACGGTGTGCTAGAATTTCACCGTATCGAATTCAAAAAAGGATTTAAATGTTCAGAACACGAGCATCAATACAAATGGAATGGTTTCTTTGTTGAATCAGGAAAGATGATTGTGCGAGTTTGGCAAAGTGGTGATCAGGATGGGTTAGTCGATGAAACTATTCTCGGACCAGGAGAGTTTACTCAGGTTAAGCCAGGCAAGATTCACCAGTTTGAAGGTGTTGAGGACGGTGTGGCCTTTGAACTATACTGGGCAGAATTCAACCACGATGATATTGTAAGAAGAACAGTAGGTACAAAGGTAAAATAAATTATGGGAAAGAAAAACATCGGTAAAAAGAGAGACAATTGGTTTAACGATTATCATGATATACCCGAATTAGGAATAACTGGTACTCGAAAAATTAATGATAGAATTGCTTACTATGATACCGACGATTTCAAAGATGCCACAGTAATTGATTTAGGTTGTAACATGGGACAGATGGCATTCCAAGCAGAAAAATGGGGTGCTAAAAATGTAATAGGTGTCGAGTTTGATGCAACAGCAGTTGTAAACGCAAACGAGATAAAAGAAAAACTACAATCTAATGTAAATTTTGTAGTCGATGATCTTGATAGTAATTTTTTCTGGAACAGCATATCTAAAAAAGATGTTGTTATGTTTCTTGCTATCATCGATACCCACGAACTTGAAAATAGGTATGGGATTCTTTCTAGAGCATGTTCTAAAACAGAAAAAGTCATGTACTTTGAAGGGCATGGAAAGCAGCCTTCCAGTAAATATTTTCAAAACATCATCGATTACACAGATTTTTCTCAAATAATTTACAAAGGCGATACTCCTGTTAATCGACCATTCTTCAGATGCACTAGAGATGTGTTAACAAGCGACGAAGCAAAGGAAACGATTACAAGTTTAGGATACAAAAAAATTGCAGTTGTTGGAAAATCACTTTCTGGGAAATCTACTATGCGAACAGAAACATGGCAGCATTTAAATGACAATGGGTACGCAGTTATCGACGATTTAAGGCATATTAAAACAGTAAAAGAAAACGATGCGGGATCACTAATACCTACTGAGATCGATAGAATTGAGATTGAACAACTAAAAGACTTTGATAAATTTGTGTTGTTTGATTACAGGGCTTTAGAATATTATAATGAGTTTGATGCAGTTTTCTTCCTCACACCAAATGAAGATTTAATAGGACAAACCAGAGATAGAAAACGTCCCATGCGTAGTCCTTCTGTAAAAGATTGTACTACATTAAAAGCGAGTTACGCTGTAAGGACTTACTAGTGTCAAAAAAGATAAAAGATTATTCGTGTTTCCTAATTTCTAATAAACCTAATTTACACAAGGATGTAATTAGTGGATTGATTAGTGAAAGGGTTAGTTTCTTTAACGGAACTGGAGTTGAATCATTTTCACAATTAGTAAACAGGTGCGTGGAATCATCTACTACCGAAATCGTTATTCTTATGTCAGATAAGATGAGACCGATTGATGAAAATATACAGAAAACCGTAAAACTATTAAAAGAAGGATATGCGTTTGTTGGTATGTATCGCTTTGGGTTCTTTGGATTCAAAAAAGAATTATTTAGAAGAATAGGTCCGATGGATGAAAGATTTGTTGGAGGATGCTGGGAAGACGATGACTTTTATATTAGACTAAGAGAAGCAGATTTATCAATGTATTTGAGCCAAGAAGTTGGCTATGTTAAAAGCCACTCATCCTGGAATCACACGCTTTCTAAAAAACATTTTTATAACAAATGGTTCCTTAATGAAACCGATAGTAAGACGTACAGAAGATTGGATGAGATTAAATTAGATTATAATTTTGGTCCTAGCATTCCTGCTCATTTCTTACCCTGGAGTTATACAAAATTACTCTGCAAAAAAATTAAAAAATACGAAGGATTGGAAATAGGATATGAGTAGTGTAATCATTAATAATTTACCCGGAATTGAAAATAAAACTTATTTAGAATTAGGTGTCAACGACGGAGTGAACTTTGATCAAATAAGATGTCATCTCAAAGAATCTGTAGACATTAACGGCAATGGTACTTTTACTGGAACTACTGATCAATTCTTTGAAAGATTGCAAAAAAAGAAGAACTATGATATTGTTTTCATTGACGCTAATCATGATTATGATTTTGTTGTTAGAGATTTTAATAACAGTGTTAAGTGTTGTAACGAATGGATATTAATGCATGACATGATACCTCCAGGAAGGAAGTATATTAAGTCATATAAGTGTTCTGACTCTTACAAAGTATTGTATCATCTTCTAACTAAAACAAATTTTGAAGTATATCCTATGGACGAAAATTTTGGATTCACTTTAGTTAAGATGCCTGCCACTGAAATTGTATTAGATGATGAAGACAAAACTCTTATGTACACAACCTTTAGTAATTTTATTAAAGGTCGTAAACTTTACAACAACAATGAAATTATCAACATGTTAGGAGGCGTTAGTGTTTAATAATTCCAGAATTTTTATCTCCGGAGCAACAGGATCATGGGGACAAACTCTAACAACTATGCTGTTAGAAAAATATAGTGTGGAAGAAATTATCTGTTTCTCTCGAGGAGAATTACAACAGGTACTAATGAAAAGAAAATTCAATAATAATCCTAAATTAAAATTTATTATCGGTGATATAAGAGATTACGATGCTGTATATAATGCAACAAAAAATGTCGATTATGTGTTTCATTTAGCAGCGTTAAAACACGTTCCTGTTTGTGAAATAAACGTTCAGGAAACAATTAAAACAAACATAGACGGAACAATTAATGTTGTAAAAGCAGCAATCGAAAACCGTGTAAAGAAAGTTATCGATGTAAGTTCAGACAAAGCAGTAGAACCAATAAACCTCTACGGAATGACCAAGAGTGTCGGAGAAAAAACGATAATTCAAGCCAACGACCTGAGCGATCACACACGATTTGTTTGTATTAGAGGTGGTAACGTAATGGGGTCTAGTGGTTCAGTTATTCCTCTTTTTATAGAACAAATTAAAAAGGGCGGACCTATTACTATTACTGATAAAAAGATGACACGATTCTTTTTAACACTAGAAGAAGCAATTAATCTATTGTTCAAGGCTTCCATCGATAGTATCGGTGGAGAAACATTTGTTATGAACATGCCGGCTTGTTATATTGAAGAATTAGCCGAAGTATTGATGGATGAATACGGAAAAGTTGATGTTATCGAAACGGGCATTCGTCCTGGTGAGAAATTAGATGAAACATTAATATCACACCACGAGTCTAAGTTAAGTTATTGTTATGATGAAAACTACTTTTTAACATTACCAGTTGGATATAATCAAAAATTAGCAATACGCTACCAAGATCTAAAACCCTTTCCATATGATGAATTTTCATCAAAGACAAAAATTCTTAACAAGCAGGAAATCAAGGAAATGCTAGCCAAGGGTAATTTTATATGAAAATTTTAGTGCTAGGATCAAATGGCATGGCTGGCCATATGATTGTAAAATACCTATCTACACATCACGATGTAACAACCGTTGCAAGATCCAATGCAGATCATTGTTTGGATATAGAAAACAAGCAACAGGTAGAAAATTTTCTAGCAGAATTACAATCTAAAAGTTTTGATTTTGTAATAAATTGCATGGGATTATTAGTGCAGGACAGTATTCAAAGACCAGACAGAGCAACAATCATTAATTCATGGTTTCCACACGCAGTAGAAAATTCCTTAAAAAATTTACAAACTAAACTAATACATTTATCAACAGATTGTGTGTTTGATGGCAACAAGGGAAACTATTTTGAAGACGATAGTCACACAGAAACAAATTATTATGGTAAAACTAAAAGCCTTGGCGAAATTAACAACGACAAGGATGTAACATTTAGGATGAGTATCATTGGTCCTGAAATTAAGGACTCCGGAACTGGATTATTTCATTGGTTTGTGAATAAGTCGGAAAATGAAGTTGGCGGGTATTCTAATGCGATGTGGAATGGATTAACAACCCTTCAACTAGCGAAATGCATTGACGAATACATAAATGATCCAACACCGTCTGGCATAATTCACGTTGTAAACAACGAAGTTAACATTAGCAAGTACGATCTGCTCGTTAAAATAAACGAAATATTTAATCTTGAAAAGAAAGTTAACAAGACTGTAGGTCCTAAAACCGTTAACAAGATTCTTGTTAATACTAAAAAAGATTTCAGCATTCCTAATTACGATATTCAACTAAATGAGTTAAAAGATTTTATAAAATGAAGGCATATATCATAACATTAAAGGGGAATGATATTTCTGAAACACATGCTGCCGAATGTATAGAACAAGCAAAGAAGTTTGGTATTAATGTTTCGCGATTTAATGCAATACACGGCCATGACTATCCTGCACATCTCAAAAGATTAAAAATAAATCCAAGATATAAATTTAAAAAAGGAAGAGCAGGAGTTTTCGGGTGTTTCTTGAGCCACTATTATCTATGGAAGCAGTGCCAAGAAGAAAATGTTCCTTACTTAATTCTGGAACATGACGGATATATCATTAGATCCTTTCCTTCCGACATAATTGATAGATTTAGTGACGTATTAAAATTAGATAATCACGATCCTTATTCAAAAAGTTATAATTCTATGTTTTTAGATGTAACAGAGCAACAACAAATAGAAATTACCAAGTATCATAATCATCAAGCAAAGTTTTTAGAAAAAAATCAGACAGGAAACTACATGAGAGGAGCATATGGATACATTATTAAACCTCATGCCGCCAAAAAACTTGTAGACTGGATACAAATTAACGGATTTGTTCCTGCTGATCAACAAATAGGTGATTCTATAGTTGACATAAGAGTTACGACTCCGTCAATGGTAAGATTGCACCCAAATTATTTTGGAAATATAGGTAAACTTTCACTGACAGGAAATCCTAGCCTAATATAAATCGATATGTTTATAAATGTACTAAGAAATTTTAATCATCAGGAAATTAAGGACCAGTTAATCCAGGAAATTTCCGAATCTCAGGCAACAAGCCAGTTTTTAAATGACGAAAATATCACGGTAACTGATTATCATACTAAAGTCGATGAGAAAAAATACAGAGACACATTTTTTAATGCGGTGGGGCCTAGCATTGACAAGATAAGGAATCTATATTTTTGCAAAAAATGGGAAATTCACAATTTTTGGTTCCAACAATATCAAAAAAATGACAATCACGGTTGGCATACCCACGGAGGATGCCAATGGTCCTTGATTTATTTCGTTGAACTTCCTAACAAGGATATTTCTACAGAATTTTATGACACTGACGCCCAACAAATAATTCAACCCGAAGTACAGGAAGGTGATATTATAATTTTTGATTCAAAAGCACCACACAGATCTCCTAAAAATACCACTGACTCTAGAAAAACTATAATTTCTGCTAATTTAAGTTTGTTTGATGTCGACACAACTAAATTGAAAAATGGTTAAGATATACGAATCACCAGATGGCGGCGAAACAGTGTTTGAAAGAGATACTAAAACAGGTGAACGGACGATTGTTATAAAAAAAGAGTACCCCGATTATTGGATTTACGATCACGAATGGCGAGAAATTACCGAAATTGCTGAAAGGGGAAATAAGGCCTTGCAAAAATCACTAAAAGAGCTTAAACTATTATATAACTTATCGAGAGGCAATGATGACTAAACAGGCAGGTTTGAGATTAAATGAAATTTTGGCAGCCGTTGATCTAAACGGAAAGGATGTATGGGACGATCTTACAGAAGAGCAACGTAAGAGTATCGTTTTTTATACTCTTAATCGCTATATAAGCGTCGTACAAGGGTCTAGAGAAGAAAAGGAACACTTTGTACTGCTAGGAAATGAACGCTTTAATAAGAACCTATTTTTGCTCTTAAACAAGCATCCAAAATTACTCTGGCAACTGGCCTGTAGTTGTGGTCATGAGTCAAAAAATGTGTTCACGCACAAGTGGATGAAACTGAATAAGTCCAAAGATAAGAAAGTAGAGTTTTTAGGCAAGATCTTTCCGAACATGAAAACTGCTGATCTAGAAACTCTTTCAAAAATTACTACAGATAAAGAGATAAAAGAATATTGTGCTGAACTTGGTTGGGATAAAAAAGAAGTCAATGGAATTAAACTATAAGTGCGGATACTGCGAAAAATCTTTCGCTAGGGAAAAAACGCTGATGGTTCATATCTGTGAACCAAAGAGACGCCATCTTTCTCGAAACGAGAAACACGTTCAACTAGCACTTTTAACCTATCAAAGATTTTATGAAATTAGTCAAAAGACAAGCAAGAAAAAAACATTTGACGATTTTGTAGATAGCCCTTACTATAATGCTTTCGTGAAATTTGGCAGTTTCATGAGCAATACCAATCCCATATATCCAGAAAAATTTATCGACTTTGTTATTAAGAGTGGAGTCAAACTAGACCATTGGTGTAGAGATGAATTATATGATACCTATCTGGAAGAACTATTAAAATTAGAACCTGCGGATGGTGCGATACAGAGATCAATACAGACCATGATGGATTGGGCCGACGATAAAGAGGCTGCTTGGAATCATTATTTTAACTATGTTAATCTAAATCGTGCGACACACGATATCAAGGAAGGAAAGATATCTCCTTGGGTGTTGCTTAATTCAAAGACTGCAAAGGAAATGCTAAAGAAATTAAACGATGAACAATTGGAAATTATAGGACCCTTTATCAATCCAACATTTTGGATGAAACGATTCAAAGCACTACCTGCAGACACTGAATTAGTGAAAGAAGTTATAAGAGAAGCGAAGATTGATTAATGAAAAAAAGAATTTTGAAAGATGGAACAGAGGTTGAAGAATTGACCAAGCCAGTAAACTTGACAATATTAACCAAATGTCCTAAGAAATGGAAAATCATTGACATGGAAACAGGTCAGTGTTATACTGCAAGTGGAGATTATGAAATATACAAACAATGGAAACTGATAGATAAAAAAGATGCCTGATATTGATATAGATTTTATTGATAGAGATGAAGCACTCAAGCATTTCAAACACGTTAGAGCAAAACGTGTGGAAGATGGCAAGAGTGTAAAACACAATACGGGTGTTTATATGCACGAAGTTCCATTTGATCCGGAAAATAATTTATGTTCTATTCCCTATGAAGATGCAGAAGAACAAGGATTGTTTAAGATAGACTTCCTAAACGTTACTTTGTATAAGGGAATAAAAAACGAAAAACATTTACATCAACTTATGGAGACTGAACCACTATGGGACCTACTCGAACAGGACGATTTCACAGACTTGCTGTTTCACGTCAACGGACATGGAAACATACTAAGACAAATGAAACCAAAGACGATACCACAACTAGCAGCAGTACTGGCGATGATAAGACCAGCGAAGAGACATTTGATTGGTCAACCATGGGACACGGTTCTAAAAGAGGTATGGACGAAACCAACGAATGACGAATACTTCTTTAAGAAGTCACACGCAACTGCATATGCTGTGGCTGTTGTAGTTCAAATGAATTTAATCTGCGAACAGATAAGTTATGGGTATCAATGAACTACGAAGTAAAAGATTATAGAGAACCACAAAAACCTAAACTAGGATCATGGCCATTCTGGACCGTTCCAGAATTCTATGCTCTAAGTTATCTAATAAGAATAGGAATTTTCCTATTGGGCATTCCTTGGTTATTTGGCATGGCACTAACAGCCAAGGGTCTCTTCGTTACTTTTTTATTACTTGATTATTTTACCTATGTGGGTCTTAAGAAGGTTTACGGACTAGAGTAATAGATCTGCGCTTAATTCTTTTTACAATTATATTGTTTAGGCTAGTGATGGGTCCTAGCGTAACTGTAACATCTTTAGTGTTAAAATTCCTAATAGCACTTTCAAATATGTATATTTCGTTTCGTAAGAATATGTTAATGGGTATCTGCCTATTTGATTCCCACCACCAGGCTTC